GAAAGAACGCTCATTCAGCTTGCCGGCGGAGAGCGTCCTAGTCTACCTTTTAAATATTAATAATATTCACCGTAAAATTTGCAATAAACTCTCCGAAATTTCCGGGCAGTTTTCTGTCTTATTTCTTAGGCGCTTTTGTGATGCTTTGTTCTAATTTTAACAAGGCCAGCAACAATAAGCAAGTGTAATAACCTTCCTTTAACTTAATATTTCGTGCGTAACCCTATCTTTTCTAAAAAATAGATATCGTAGGGCTTGCTTTCCTATTGTCTTTTTAGGAATACGTACACCGTGGAAAGCAGAAGCAACACGTTAAACTTAGTAAAGGTGAGCTACGCCGATGCGGTAAAGTAGCGTATATCTAATTAACGCGGAACCATGCTCACGCGTAGATATAGTCTAACGGGAGGACGCCGTAAAACGGTCCGGAGGTAGCTGAGCTGCGAAAGCAGGGAGGTAGTGGACATATATGGCTCGTAGGATCAGCTTTGCGAGTAAAAAACCACTAGTAGCGTAGTTGCTACATATCGAGCATGGGTAAATGGAACCCTCGTCCTACCTTATACGGCGTGCCTGGATCGTTTATGATATCCCAACCTTTGTGCTCATATTTTTATTATGTGAGTGCAGGTTGGGTATCTGTGCCATTTCCTGAGCCAAACCATCTCAGCGTGTCGATTAAACCTTCAATGTCAATAGATTCTTTTAGCATAACTTAATTCTATTAAAGTGAGATTAATTGATGAAGGTAGTTTGAATTAAGGAAGTCCGATCTCGAATAGTGATTTTACAAATATATAGTATGTGATAAAAC